TTACTCACCTTCAGTTACCTCTGATGATTGTGGCTCTAAGTATGCTTGGAGTGCTTTAATCATTTCTTCTGCATATCCACGATTGTGCTTAGACTTCAATTCATCAAACAAAGGGTTATTAGAACACATTGCATTACGACAAGCTCGAAAGAAGTTGTCAGCATCGACGCCATTAATTGAGATGTGGTTATCATCAAAGTCATGGACATTGATAGAATCATCATGCTTTGCCCAAAATACTTGTGCGTCTCGCATGTAGTATGTGTACATAACGGTGGGTTGTTGAAGCATTGAACTGCGTCCCTGGTGAGTGTGGAAATTACGAGGTAAGAAAAAAATACCATCCATAAGTGGATGGAATAGTTGTTAGAAAGTTGAAGGACTTATGCTGTTACAGTCAGTTTATGGAGAGGATATTGATACTGATTATCTTCTTCAGATTCCTCATCTGCTCTCGCTAAATCCTCAAGTTCAGAGACTACATCGTCAACGTAATGTTCTGCGATGTCACGAAAGTCCACTTCTTCAATAGAAGAGTTCAACATATCGTGAATAAAACCGTGAGTATCTCCCGGCGCTAAGTATGATTCAACAAACTCTTGTACATACTCTTTGATGTAGTCTTCGATAATTCTAAGGATGTCATCTTTATCTTCGACACCCTCAAACATATCGAGCATATCACTGAATTCAAAGTTATAAAACCATAAGTTACATAGCCAGGTTTCGTAGTTTGTCCAACCATTGTACTTATTTGGATTAGTCATTGAAATCATTGAATAATGTTGAGTGTGAAAGTGTTAATCAGTAGGCAAACTGAAGATGCTCACAACTGCCATAAGTTGCAGTCTTTGCATCACAAAACAGGAGATTGTGATTAACCCAGAAACCAAGGGAAAGATTGGGTTGGAGAAGAAGATTTAAGATGGCACGACGTGACACATTGGAATAGGAATAGCACTCGCCATTCTTATACTCAACGAGTACCTCACCACCTAACAAGTCGGTGGTAATTGAATTAACAGCAGAAGAGCTGCGTGAAACAGTTTGAAAAGCGAAAAGATTTTGCATAAGTGGATGATTGTGGAATGAATAAAGAATAGTTAGTTAAACTCAAGCAAGAGCAAAAGCAGAGACATCAGAGTCTTTGACGCAAGAAGTGTTTACCCACTTGCCGAAAGACTTGACTTGTCCGAAGATGATGTCAAACATTGCATCCTCGCAAACACCGCTATAAAGATACTGCTTGCCACTGTTGAAGGTAACAATAGCTTGATTGGTAGCTTGATTGACTTCGATGTTGTTAACTGCAGAAGACTTGATAGCGTTACGAGTTGAAGGAGTGAAGAACATAATTAAATAAGTAGAGTGAAAGAGGTAATGATTACCTCATACTGTCAACATATAAGATGACAGAAGGAGATATTCAATTGTCCACAAGTGGATGATTGTGACTATAAAGAATATTCTTCAGGAACATACGCTGAGTATGAATCATAGTAATCTTCTGCATTGTCATAAGGTGCGTTGAGTAAGTCACTATCTTCTAGCAACTCGTCATCACTATATGTAACAAGCTTGGCGTGATGCTCTGCTGGTGTAATGTCAGACTCGTCTGAGTCATCGTGACATAGATACTGATACTCGCCAATTAAACCAGCGATAAGGAAGTTTCTGTCGAGACGTTGAAGTTGTGTCAATAGCGTGAAAGAGGTAGTGCTTGAGTGTCGATGCTGTAAGCATAGCAGGTTATGCAGTGCTTGGGTGATTTAGTGGACACCTTGTGGACTGTCCACTTGTGGAAGCTAGGTAAAGCGCGCTTCCTTTGACTTTCATAGTATTGCAGACTTTGCAGTGGATTTCAAGCGGTGTTATGCCTCTTTGTTGACTGTCCACTTATGGATGATGCTTACTCATCATAGCATATGTATCAACTGCTGCGCTATGAGTGTGATGTTATTTAGCAGCTGTATCTTGCTTAGCACGATGACACTGACTACACGTTAGTTCAGTGATAGGATAGTTAGCATTGCATCGAACATCAGCTCCACATTCTTTACACTTGATTATCTTAATTGTAGCTATTGGTTCATACATAGTTAGTCATTAGTTAATGTTATCAATCCGTGGTAATTGTGAAATTTAAATAATATTGGCGCGACAGATTGGTGTAAATTGAGTGAGCGTTAGTGGCACGTATTAGTGTCGAATTCGTGTTACTTAGTAGTGTTTTGCACGCCACTAGCAGTCTAATGCGGCATTAAGTACCCCCCTATGGGGTAAATTGCGTCCCTGCTCCTACGTATATGGGTTGACAAAATTATGTCAAAATTTATCGAGGTATTCTAGTTCTTGTTGGTAAGGTTTCTCACTTAAAAACACGTAAGCATCATTAATATACGGCGGCACCCAGACATGAACAGGAGCACAAGACTCCCAATTCACCGGTTGAATACAATTAAAGACCACAACAGAAAAGAATCCCTTAATATAAGAGATATAAGTAAGCATCAAGTAATCATCTTTGTATTATCAGTAGGAGAAACGTCTTCATTCTGCACTTCAGAAGCGAATGACGTATCAACACGCGGTTCAAGCTGAGTATCACCGTATTGTTCGTCCATATCAAGGCACCATTGTTTAAGTGCTTTACCGGAATCAGTGAACTTAGCTACACCTAAGGTACGCCAACATTCTTTAGGATCATTATGACCACGTGTTGAACCTTTATAGTGACTAACAAAGAAGTTAGGACCTTCACGAGTGCGATGATAAGTAAAGGAACAGTCTTGTTCATTACCTTCAAAGTCTAATACTTTCATAACATGTATGTAATTGTGTAAAATGTTAGCTGTACCCTATAACAAAGATCTCAACACAGTATATCAATACATGTGATATAGATGAGATAGATGTTATTTAGAACAAGTACTGGTTTATGTGTCTATGTTAGTTGCGGTGTTTTACGGAATATCCATTCAGCGGATATTAGAAAAGAGGAAAGATTGTCTCCTTCCTCTAAGCACAAAAGAGATAGTCCACCCTCTATCTCTCCTGTATACAACAGGGACCGCTCTTAAACCCAGTTGTGGACTGAGGTTTGGGAGTTACGTCTAGCTAGTTGTCTTTGGTCTTTATCGAAGCCTAAAACGAGGTGATTAGCGGAGCTTTGGGGGTCTTCTATAGAGGCACGGAGCATGTCATTCCAGTCATCACGTTTCCGCATATTGACTTGTTCTTGAGCAGATATAGACATAGCGTCTGTGAAGTATTGGATACCTTGAGAGAGGCAGTCAAGTCTGTCATCGTGTTTAACTGCACCTTTTTCCCGGCACATACGGCTCATCTGATAGAAGAGCATGTAGAGGAGTCTTGATTCAGGTGCTGCGTCTTTATTGGAGTTGTAGTCCCAATCAACAACAGAGCGATCCACAACAAGGCGATGCTGGTTAAGAACGGGTTCCATGGTGTCAATGATTCTTTGTTCTTTCCGTACGGTGGCTCGGACTTCTTCGACATCAATACCTTGTTTAGTTTGTAGTAAGTGTTTTTTAAATAGTTCAGCGACGATACCGTCACCAAAGTTAGTTTCGATTACAAGTTTAGTTACGTTAAACTTTTTACAACCTCTTAGAATGTCCAAGAGTGTGTTATCACTGTATCCGTCTCTATAAGCACGCATTTCGTGCAAGTACAAGAAACCGTTCCGTTGGGAGATAAAAGCTGCTGCTGTTTCATCTGTTCCACGGCCCGACGGGTCAACCGAGCAGATTGTCTCTTGGTAAGGTAACCATTCGCCTTGGAGTTGCATTGGAGAATAGAAATAATCTCCAGGAAGTCCAACTGTTGGGAGATCCTTGATGCAGTTCCTTGGGTCTGAGCACCAGACGATGGAGTCAGGAGCAGTATCGGGATTAACGGAAGTGACGATAAGGTCTGCCATCTTAAGTGGGAACTTTTCAGCGTCACTGAGGCTTGTGTCAAGCATGAACTGAAGCATGAAGTTGCTTCTGCCCATTGCTGCTTCACGTTCAATAAGGTCTTCATCATTAAATCTATCCGGGTCAGTTACATCCCATTTATCAGCACCTTGATCAATATCTTCTTGTAATTGAGGAGCTATCAGCCCTTCGTAATTAGACAGAGAGCGCGGGAAACGTGCTGGCCATACGAATGGTCTATAGTTACGTTCTGCGAGCTTCCTATAGACCGTAAAGACGGTCTGAGGAGTACCTAAGTACATGATGCGGGAGTCATCTTTAGGAGTAAGGATTGATTCAGCTTCAGTACAAAGTTGCAGTAGTTTTTCACGCATCATTTCAGTCATTGAGTTACCAGGAACTTCAATGTCATCAAGGATCATTAAGTCAGCGCGAGAACCGGTCAGTTGGCCAGTAATCCCGACAGACTTGACGGAAGGTGCTTGGTGGGGAGAACAGTTGACATCGAAGCTGATACGAGACCAACGTGAGTCGTCTGATTTGGGTTGTAAGTGTTTTAACCAAGGTGTTTCTATGATTAGTTTTTGTAAGAAGATTGACATGTTGTCTGCACGTTCTTTAGATGCAGAAATAATCATGATCTTCTTTTCTGGGTCTTTAAATAGTGTCCACAACACGAAAGCACCAGTAATCCACGATTTACCGATTCCTCGGAAAGCTTGAATCTGTAGGCGTTTAGGACCGTGTTGTAGATAGTCAGCGATAGCGTATTGAGCGCGAGTTGGCGTCGGAAGATCGAGTTGTCCCCACAAAGCTTGTAGGAACAACTTGAAATCATCTTGTAACGCCTCAAGGACGTTTTTCATTAACGATTAAGATTAATAGTATTTAGTTTGTCTACTTTTTGTTGTATTGTTTGGGGAGTTGTGTAGTGCCTATAACTAGCTCTACCTGCATCAATAACTACTGAAGGAATTGATGTCCCAGTTGATAGAACTTCACCTCCTATAACCATACTTGACCCAACTGCAGCTAAACCTAATCCCATTTCTATTGAAGTTGCTTGCGGTACGGATCCCAATGCCGCATAACCTGCAGTTGTAATTTGATCGCCAGTACCAGATGCATTATCTAAAAATCTGTTAACTTTAAGAGAAGGGTCATTAGGATTCTCTTGTATTTCTTCGTCTCGATTTTCTTGAATAGCTTCTTTGCTTACAGCCCCGATTGGAGCACCAAGAAACGGAATCATGCCTGCTGCTCTGAGACGCATTGCTCCATTAGCTTTCAATAGTCTTTGAAATTTTTTAGCTTCTTTAGTATCAAGCGGAAGTATGGCATTATCGGGTGTTATCGGTGTTGGGGGTTTGTTACCAACAAAACCGTCTGCAGCAGTTTGGGCTAGAGATGACTGCTTACCAGCATCGTTTGTTACCTGTACTGCCTCACCTAAAGCTTTTAATA